AGTTCAGGATCTTCTTTCTGCGCCCGGTCAAGACCCATCAACAACATCGCTTCCTTCTGTTGTTCCTCTGGAGTGAGAGCCGTCTCAACGATCAGATCCTCTCTCGGTTGCCAACCCTGCGGGTTGATCTGTTGCATCTGACCACCGACATTCGCAGAAACGATCTGACCGTTCTCGATGCCGAGTGTATAAATACGTCTGAGTAGCGGCTTGAAACACTCTTCTGCGAACCGACGAATCGTCGTCATGATTTTCTCATTACCGACATTCATCAGAGCGTTGATCATATCTTCTGCGTTCTGATGCGAAATGATCTGCTCGTTTTGCAGACCTTTAGCCATCCGAGTATCACCTGTGCGCGACTCCTTCTGAACCTGAAGTGTTTCGAGAACTTGGAATGTAGCCGGGTTCAGTTGAGCAGTTGGGACGGGAACGATGTCCTGCGGGGAAGGCGTATCAATAATTGCCCCAATCGGGTTATCGAGTACGTCTCTGGGGTTTCGGATGATCTCCAGATTAGCAGCCAATCTCGTAGTATTTGTGAGCCACACATTATCGATACCACCTCGAATGATGCTCGTGATGGAACGCTGGAGATCCATCGTGACATCCGAGTAGGACATCCCGATTGCTTTGTGTGAGATACGAATCGGACTGAAGAAGAAGTAAGGCATCTCATCAACTCGCTGTTTATGGATAACCGTGTCTCCAGCCATAATGATTTGCCAGAGTTCGGCTTCATCGTCGTCGTCCATATCAAGTCTGAGGTACGCTTCATAAACATGGATAATCCTACGTTCGTTCTCTCCCTCTTTCTTGTTCCATCTCCATGAATCATCGAAAGAGTGTCGAGCGTGTTGTTCAAAATCGTATTCGAGACTGTCCCCGATACCGATTGTCTCGATAAGATCAGGATCGTACCCATCTTCTACCAGTTCAGAAGCCGTCATCTCCGACCGTTGACACTGAAAATTCGCTTCGTAAGGATTCGTTGCTGAACCATCAACGTAAAAGTCTTCAGGTGGGATAACCTCGACCCTGACTTTCGAGTTATCAACTAATTTTACAACTTCAACAGTTACCACGTTTTGAATTTGTGGTACTGGACCCTGCGGGGTCTGCATCATCGTCTGTTTAGTTTCTTCGCTCAGAATGCGTGATACCTCAACGTCGGGCTGCGCGAGGAGCATATTCAACTGTTCACGAGGAAGATCCGTAAGGATTTCATACTCTTTAGTGTACCGAATGTCCCACCAACACTTAATGACGCACTGTTTAAGGAGCGCAGCATCATGCGCTGCGTCTGTGATGATGCCTACCCCATCGTTGTGCTTATAAAAACACGAGTTGACGTACTTGGTTGCTACTTCTGCTTGTTCAATGTCCTGCTCATCGAGCGGAGGAAAGTTGACAACCTTCTGATTCTCGGTAAACGTGCGGACCATCTTCGCTTTGAACGTCTCAACTGTGTCAAACACTTCTCGACTGACGTGCTGACTGCGATTCGTTTGCGGTGCGTCCGGGAGTTCTCCGTAATAGTACCGGTGAGAGTTCTCTCGTTGGATCGAGATCGATGTTTCCCAATCAGTATGACTCGAATGGATCTCGTCACGGATAATCCGTGCGATCTCATCATCCGAATACCGGAACTCAAACTCTTCTTGTTGATCGTTATCGACCACTTCTGCACCGTCGTATTGTTGTGGAAAAGTTGGCATCTATCGCTCCTAAAGATCGTACCGAGGAAGATCTAGTCGTCTCCCAATGGTCTGCCCCGACTGCGCGTTCACGGGTAACTGCGAACTCTGGTACACATTTTGGCTCCGACCACTCCCCCGAACCCCGTGTGTCGGGACCATGATAGCAGCATACCGAGTCGCAGAGATAACATCGTCGTCGAGAGCAACAATCTTGCCCTTCTCGTCCCGGTGATACATACGAAACTCACGGAGGAATGGTTGTGTCTGCGGACAGTTAAACACCTTGAACCTGTCAGTCCGCATCCGATCCTCTAACTCAAAGATCCCCGGCTCCAGAGCGTTACCTCCTTCAGGATTCTCGAACTGCAACTCACATTTCAATCCGTGCTTACGATACTTCGCAGCCATATCCTCTCCGTCTGACTCACGTCGTTTGCCGTCATGCGGGTAAACCCACAGCAAGTCGGGAGTGGGTAACCGCATCGCTGCGGCATTAACAGAAAGGATCTCACCGGATTGGCTATAAGTATTGGTCAAATATGTGCAGTCTGCGTCCGGGTCATAAGCGACCCACGCTCCAGCCGTAGGGTGATCCATGTAGCCTATATCCAACCCGGCAAGACGCTTGTAGTAACTCGGTATCTCGAACGGATCACACATGATCCGTTCTTCAGCGATACTGAATACCATACCAACACCAAGAACGGGAATCCCGTCACGTCTCATCTGATGCTGATACTCAGGAATAGCAGACAGAATCTCTCGTTGCACTTCTGGGGTTAAGTGAGGAGCCATCGACCAATTAACTTGCATTAAGAACTGATGGTCTTCCCTCTCATCCATAAACTTGATGATCAATCGAGTGCGACCGAGTTCAGGAGTCATCGAGTACAGGATTGCCCCTCCTTCTCCTCGTGCGCCGGTCATCGTTCGTGTGATCAACTGCGACACAACCGCATCCGGGGGCTGCTCATCAACGAGGATGAAGTCAATCGATGCACCGGTTAGCGTGTGCGGGTCCTGCGTGTACATCTTGAACTGAAGTTTCGAGAAGCCTCCGTTGACGTGCTTCACAAAAACTTCTTTAACGAGACGTGGAGTCTGCGGACTGCGACTGAAGGAGTGAATATGCTCCCCCTCGATCATACCCGAGCCGTCGAATCCCTTATCACCGAGTTCACCGAGTAACGACAACTGGAGAACGTCTCGTACCTGTTCCCCGGAGACACCCATAGCCCACGAAGTAATCGGATAGTCGAAACGTCGTCCGTCCCACCACCACGGATAGTCCCCTGTCAGATGACACCGTAACTCGTATGCGGAGAGCATCGTCTTACCGACACGGTTACCGGCGAGTAACATTCGTTGTCGATGCTCTCGACCGGCAGCAAGGAAGTCATGCTGCCAATCGTATAAGTGATCCGCGAAGAACTCTGCGACGTGCGCTCGTTTGTACTTATGATACTCATCTATCGCTTGCGCGACCTCATGAGCATTGTTGTACTGAACGGTCTGCATCAGTCCGTGTCAATCTGTTGAATGTTAATGCGCGGAGCATAGATGTCTGCCCCGGCTGAATCAGGAGAACTCATATACCACCGATCATATCCATCCATTACCGTACTGTTAAACGTCAAACCAATGTTGACCCACGTCCCGGCAGGATCGTAACTACCATGCGTAATGATATCGTTGATGTACTCTGTGATGTCTAATCGACACCATCCGGGTTCAGGTGCGCCCGGATCTAAGTCAGTAGCACTCTGAACAGTTGATCCGGGAGCAGGATCTATTGTGTGTAGTTGCCATTTTGCGTCGTTATCAATCGGAGAGTTAGGACTATCTCCCCACGGAATGAGATCGTGACCGTCTGCGTCTCCGGGTTCCACGAAGAAAATATCAAACCGACGAGAGCGCGGATCTATAACAAGATCTGCGGGGGGATCTGCCTCAAGCCAAAAGCACAACTCTGCGGATCGTACCGGCATCGAAGGAAGTTTCGGCTGCACACTGAAACCGATCAACTGCATACCATACATCCACCCACTTATTGATGCGTATTCTTGGTCAGCCCTCCACGTCGCGCTCCCCGAAGAGCCATCACCGTAACCGCAACGAAGGTAATCGGTTGCGGAGAATTGATGTGTGTAAGAAAACGGGGGAACAATGTCGATCAGATCAATCGATGCAAACTCGTTACTGTCTGGATTCATTGTCGCAACAATTCGATTCTGTCCTTGCGAGTTAACAGCCGTCACTGTTAACTGAGAAGAAGTGGCATCGATCTGTCCAACACAGGACTGATTGATAAACGAGTCCTGCATATATCCACCATAGTTAAGATCGGCTTGCGGGTGCATATGTGGGGGAGATGTTATGTTATGTGCTTGTCCCCCCGGTCCCAAGTTAGACGCAGCAAAACTCGATTGTCCGTTTATGCCGCCAATTTGCACAGAAGGAGCGTGCCAATTTGCTCCGTTCCAAAAAACTCCGGTAACTTCAAACGCATCAACAATCCGTTTCAGTTGTGTCTGTCGAGTGTGCCAACCGTTTACCCAATTTCCTTCAGGTTCGATGCTTGCATGGATGGCATGGGCAGACACAATCATCTTCCAGACTGCGGGACTCGCGTTGACTTCACGAATCAACCAATCTTCCTGATGCTCTCCGATCATGTATGCGTCTGCGTCATCAGTCCTCGCGTTCAGTGTCTTGCCGCTAATAGTGTCAATGACGAACACTTCAATGCAGCCGCACATGAACTTGTACCACCGAGGATCATATATCGCAGTAGTGTAAGTGGCTGACTCCGAATCTATCCCTTCAGGGAGATCCCGGTCATCGGGTTCACCATGCACCGCATACGGGGGGTCAGGTCGATAGGCATTGACCGCAGTCATCGCATTTTCGTAACTGTCATTCGCTAACTGTTGGGTATCCATATCACCGTCATCACTAGCCCCCCCTTTCGAGTGGTCATCGATACTTGAACCCCGATCATGGTTCGACAGGATCATAGTGTTAGGAAACTGATGGTTGACACGTTTAACTCCGGGACACGATAGGAACATTCTCATGAAGTCGCACCACTTCTGCACCGTCGTAACCGGTCCTGACGTTGGTGCGAGACTACACGGAACCATAGACACAAGATTCCCGTCGTCGTCTTCGTACTTATCGGTCAAAGTGTGATGCGAATACCCGTTGTCTCCGTTCCACATGAACATATCGGGAGCGCGATCTTCAACAATCTTGCCGAAGGGAAAGTTATTCGGTATCTGACAGCAATTCGTACTCATGATACGAGCGGGTTCCCCGTCAGCCGGTAGCGTGTTGACCGTAGCAACGATAGTCCCGCCAATTTTAAGATCGTAAGGTGTCCCCGGAGTCAGGTCGGTCGCTTCAACCATAGCCGTACCGTCTCCAACTAGCCCGGTATCAATCGTGCCTCCCTGTCCTGCAACAGTCAGAAAATAACTTCCGTCGTCGTCAGAACGAACCCACATAGACATTGTAGTTTGCGAAGTGAACCCGACTCTCCAACTCGTAATTGCCATTACAGTGCTGCTCCCCGTGCCGGTAACGCTTGTCTGGTATTCATCGCATCTGCCATGATCCGTTGCGCGGTATCAGACTGATCGGTGTCTAACCGTTGCGCGAAGAGGTTACTCGTGCGAATCTGATCACCGACAATCCCGGCATTCATAACCTTCTCCGGGAGTCCTGTGTCTGTCGGGTCAACTGCGGTTGCCCAAAGGGAGAACCCGGAACCACCATTGATGTAAGGGAGTGCAGTCTGAACAGGAAGCATTTCAGTGTTTATGAGATTCCCGTCAACATACAGATCAGCAAAGTATCCTTCTTTGAGCATATTTATAACGATACCGAAATGCCAGAACGTACCCTTCTTCCCGTTGATCGGATAGTTCTGATCGGTTACTACGTTATCGAGATCCTGTGTTAACAGAGTCGTTGTGCCAGTAGTACCGGATTGTCTCCAAATAAACTCAAGATCTCGTCCGGTAGTGATCTGCAACCCGTAACCACCGGGGTCAAGATTAGATTCGGCTCCATCCATGCCGCAGTCCCAGAGAACGTGATCGTTCCCCCCGAGGTTACCCGCAGGAACATCAACCCACATCGACACCAAGATCGATCCGTAGTTGCCTGTAACATCGAATTGATTGACATCGAATATTCGTTTGACACTCCAACCCCGTGATGCGTAGTAAGCCCCGTGCGGCTCCCACCACGTCCCCTGTCGTTGTGTTGGCGTGTTGTCTGCGTCAGCAACATCATCATTGACGGTCGCATCACCGAGGAAAAAGTCCTGAAGTACGTTAGTGTCAGTCACGGTATGTACACATATGGAGATAGTGGAAGCCACTTGATCTTGAGATAGTTGAAAACGGATTCGCTTTCTGCATCAGTCAACAGCCTGTCGTAAAGCAGACTCTCAGCCATGTCGAATGCCGGGAATGCATCCGGGGACCCGGAATCCGCCGCTCCGCTTGCCCCCATTCGGATAATAGTAGGCATGATCGAATCGTCTACGTCCTGCACCCCATACATCTCACGCACTCCATCGACCTTCACTTCATAGTTAAGGGTGTAGACAGGTATCCTGATCTCGACAATGTGAAACCCGTTCCGAAGATCCGTTGTGTTGCGTTTTGTCCATGTTGTATAGCCGGGGGGAACCGGGTCCCCTGTCGCTCGTGCAGGAGTGCATAGCCCGGTTGCAGTATCAACTTGCAGAAGATTGATGCCGTATGCGTGTTGCCACGGACCATACGAGGCATACGGCAAACAGAAGACACTGGGAGAAGCACTCGACTCTACGCCCCCCAATCGCATAACAGCGAAGTACGTCATGGTGGTTGTGTTGATTGCTGAAGTTGCAGCCTCTATGCAATCGTTGACACCATCAAACTGAACAACATCGAGACCATTCAACTTGAGAACTCCGTCCATCGTCGGACGTGCGGTCCCGGATGCCGTCAGTCCGCTCCACTCATCGACTGCGGTTCCGGTCAGTTGCATACTGTTCAAGTCAGACGCATTCCACTGGAAATCAGTTGGAACTGGTGAGCCGAACTTGTTTATGTGTCTCCAGAAACGAGCGCGATCATGACGGTTGACGGACTGAATCGTCGTGATGTTGCGAACATCAAGGACAGGCTCACCCTGCGTCAGATCTGTGACGAGTGGAGTATTGATGTCAGTCATGCTCCCTCCGGGGACGGGGAAGCCTTCAGTGCTGCGAGTGGGGATCGCTGGAGAAGTGTACCCATAAAAAAGCCCCGGCACAAGTCCGGGGCAATAGGGGGGAAAGATTGTCAGTGTTTATGCGGCTTCTGCGTTACGTCCGGTGATCTTGATGTATGTTGATCCACGTCCGATACTCGTGTTCGCTGCGATCCGTTGAGCCGAGGCTTTCAGATCCTTTGCGATCTTCTGCCAGTTTACTTTCTTCGATCCTGCGCGGTCTACTCGACGTGCGCGAAAGTATTGTCCTGACACTTCCTCTTCACCTGAGTTGATGATCAGGTCGGAAGCAACTTCCCGTTTGATCTTTAACTCTGCGATCTGTGCATCGATGTCACCAATCTGATCGGCGGCATCACTGAGGATCTCTTCGTATGTGTTCATGTTCATCTCCTTGCTAGGGGGTCACCACGACCCCATAAAACTGATAATACAGGACAGATGAGAGGATGTCAACTGTTTCTTGACATTACTGGCAAGAAAAAGCCCCGGAAAGCGGGAGAGCAAACCGGGGCTGCCTACCAGAGAGGAGGGGGAACGCTGTTTCCCATGCGGTCTCCTGTCTGGAGTGAGAGGTCGATCCCGCGTCAAGCCCCTAAGGGAGGGATACCGAATACGGTTAACTGCTTTAGCTTAGTATGCAATCGACCTCTCATTTACATTCTCGCATACTCAGACTGCGTTGTCAATCCTTTCTTGACATTCTTTTATCTCTGTATTCTTAGTGTCCCAAGCAGCCTCCGCTTCCTCGACAGCATCAACAGTCTTACGGTAGTCCCCCTTTGCCTTGACGATCAACTCCATCGTTTGCACCCCATACATCTCACGCTGAAACAGGAGTTCGGCTAGCGAAAGACGGGCAGAGTTCATCCGGTCTCGTGCGCTCCGCAGATAACTGTCTCGGACAGATCGCTCGTGCGTCAGTTGCTTCATCTGGAGTTCATCGTTCGAGTAAGGAACAAAGAACTTATCGATAGCCTCACAGACTGACAGCACCTTCGAGTATGTCCGCGCTCCACCGCTGCTGCGATACCGTGCCTTTGTCGGGACACGTTTGCCCTCGACCCTGTACTTCGTTCCGGTGTTTCTCCAGCCTCGTGTCGGGACGCACTCGACAACTCCACAGAGTTGACCGTCCTTCTTGAGTTTAATCTTATTCCAATCTTCCGTTACCTCGAACCCCTGCTTCTCCACATATTCAGTGATCGAAGCGAGTGCGAGTTTCGCTTGCTCATATAAAGGTCTCATATCCATCTCCTTGTTGAGGGGTCACCACGACCCCATAAAACGAATAGTATGATGTCAAAGATGTCAACTACTATTTGACATTCAGCCATTCACCTCCGAAGGCAGCAGAATCCTGCCTTTGCACTCTGCGACACTGACAACGCCACCATTGCGCAGATGTACCGTCTCATGCCGAAAACCGTCTTGAGACTTCGCTATGCTGACGACCTCGATCCGATGGTCGGCATAGTCCACAAAGTAGTCACCGACGTGTACGGTCCCGTCAGTGCTGCTCTCTGTGAGGCTCTCAACGTCGCCACCAGCGGTCACTGTGATGTCGCTCAGGGACCAGCCGAAGCTATTGAACCGCAGGATGCACTGGTAGACTTCGCGTGCCGTGACGCTGTCTGCGAAGTCCAGTTCCACGTCCCGCTGTCCCTCAGCGACAGTCGAGTCCAACCGGTTTGCTGAGTTGGTTCCGGCAGGTATGAGACGATACCGACGCAACTGATCAAAAGGGAATTCACCTTTGCCGGTGACCGTGATCAGGACGTTCGCGATCAACGGTTGACCGAGCCATGCTTCGTCGAGTTTTAGTTGCTGTAAATCAGACATTGTCTATTCTCCTGTTGAGGGGTCACCACGACCCCATAAAACGAATAGTACAGTATGATGTCAAAGATGTCAACTACTATTTGACATTCAAGGTCGGTCACCCGTTGCGGCTTTCAGAAACCGAGCGCGGTCAAATCGCTCGTTGGTAGCAGCCAACGCAGCAGCAAAGTCATCGGCAAGCGTTACCCATAGACAACGCTCAACATCGTGAAACATCAAACCAATGTTGACTTCAGCAGATCCATAACCAGACCTCGGCTGCGGTTCGGCATCGCGCAGCACTCGGGCTATCAGTTCAAAATCTTTCCTAGTCATGTCAGTCTCCTAGCTAAGTGGATCAAGGTCATCCTCGACTTCTATACATTCACCATCGACCATAGTTATGTTATGCGACAGGAGGAACGACTCCAGTTCCCCCCTCGTGCGCTGAACACCGTGATTCAGATCCATCGAGCCTGACACACTGAGGTCGAGTTTCTGTGCATCAGGCAATACCTTCGCAAGCCGTCTGAAGATGATGTCCACCTGTAGCCGCAATCCTGCAATCACGTCCTTGTCCGGTGTCCGTGCGATCAGGATCGCTTCAATCTGAGTCAGCCGGTCGAAGTCATCCCTCAACTGCTTGCCGGTGAGCGTGTTGTACAACTGCTCCCGGACTACGATCTCATTCATCCCTGTTAGCCTCGTCTGCTCATGATGTAGTTAGTGTACCTAGTGTAACTACATTCCCATATAGCCTGTGTACCATCCGTCTGTTCCTCTTTTCCTTATATATAGATAACTACACTAACTACACTAAATACATAGCATCAACGTAATCAACAGTTTACCTGATGTAGTCATTCCTTTTCTTCCTTCATTTCGACTACACTCTCATCCTCCGGGAACACCTGTGCATAATTTTCATGCAGTAATCGGTACACCCCGTCAGATCTGCGCCGAGAAATCACCCCATACTGCGTCAAAACTCTGCCCACTTGCCGGGTTCTCATGCGTCCCGGCAACAGTTCGGTGATATCCGATACCTTGATCCATCTCCAGCCTGATCGTTCCGCTACTGCGTTCACGTCCGGGTCACACGTCCTCTGGTAGTCATCCGGGTACTGATCAATGCCGTATTGGTCGATCAACGCGACCTCCTCATCAGAAGCACTGTAGAACTGCTCCTTGATCAGCGGCGAGATCCGGTCGATGTCGGCTTTATCGAACCATCTCTTCTTACCACCACGAGCCTCCGCGAGTGCTTGCGCCCAGAGTTGTTGCCGGTCGAACCCACCACCCAGAGGCAGGAGATCAGTCACCTCGATTGCCATGAATCGACGGTTGCCGGTGAGGTCGTACAGGAACTCTTTCTCGTTGACCGTGGCAAAGTATGAAGAGCGTCTCGGATACATGAACTCTTCACGTCCGTAAGGTCTACGATAAACGTCCACGGGGTCTGCCAAAAACCCTTTAAGGTGTGCGATGTCCGACTTACGGAACGTGGCATCTAACTCTCCTAGTTCACCGAGCCAACACGATGTTGCTTTCTTGATTGAATCTTTCGCTGCGGAGCCGTGGAACTCCATCACGAGACCGGAGCGGACATACTGTTTCAGGTCCATCGGTACGAGTGAACGCAGCCATCGAGACTTACCAGTACCCTGTTTGCCGACCATGATGAACACGGTCTCTTGTGACATATCTTTTTCGGCTCCGGTGTTCTCCAGTATCAGCGCAGAGGCACGGAGCCACACTCGCATCACCTCATCCTTGTATGTCGAGGACGCACCGACTACCACAACCGAGTCAACGACATCCTGAATACGATCAACACCGTCCCACGGCTTACCTTCGATCCAATCGAGCGGCAAGTTCACAGGATTACAGTTATTGATCGCATCGATTACACTTTCGGAAAAGCCAAGACCGGAAGCCACATTCAATTTATAGGAACACTTCAACTGATGAACGAACTCAGCAGCACCAACACTTCTGTTCTGAATGTAGTACCGGACTCGCTTCAGGATTTCATCATGTTCGGTGACAAATCCATACGCTTCCCAGAGGTAAGTGTGATTCTCACCGGTTGGCAATACATATACTTTAGTTTTACCTTTTTCGGTCGTCACTTCGATGTCGGGGAACACATCACGAGCGATACGCTCATCAAGTGGAAGCCAATCGTCCCACTTCTCGAACACGTCTTCGCGCACACCTATAACTTCCAGACGTGCTTTAGCATCGACCATCGCACTACTGAAGTCCCCGGTTGTCATAAGGATTCGGAGAAGATCGAATGGATCGTGAGGGTGTCCATCGTTGAGAACGTCGTTCCCGGAGAAACTCCAGACCTTACCTGTGTCGAGGACGGTTGTACCCGCTTGACCCGACTCAGAGTCCGGGTGAATCCAACGATCCTCACTGCGCTCTTCATATCCAGCCTCTGTGAGCATCTCTTCAGCAGTGAAGTTTTCGTTGAAGAGTTGGATGATGCCGTCCTGTCTGTCGGAGGTCCGTCGTCGCGCCGGTAATTTTTCAGGAGGATCTGATCGCTCTGCGACATGAAACGCGCAAGCTCCTTGTCGGGTCTCGAAACATTCAAGCCTGTCCGCTGGAGCCGAGGGGAGAAACCACGGCTGCGCCCACGAGAAGCTCTCCTTCGTCGAAGCGACCATCACTCCAGCCTCGTGCAACCTCGACAGAACGTCCTCATAGGCACACTTGAGATGCCATTCGTCAGAGAGTTCACATGGTATGACCAATCGATACTTGTGATATTCGACGGGTTCACACCCCGCAGCGAACGCTTTCTCCGGGTTCTGATGGGAATACGAGGTGTACGCGACATAAGGGATGAAGAGATCATCAAGGGCATCACAGGCATCCGGCATATCGGGTGCGCCATCTATGATGACCCCCGTATCCGTGAGAGTGCTATCGGCATCGATGATGAGCAGGAAGCCGTGAGCGAGGTTGGCTTTCTTCCTGACTAGAGGTTCACACGGACCTCTTAGAATGTAATGCCCATCGTGCTTATTCTTGAGACCCTTCGTCGGTGCGCGACTGAGAACTGAGTAAAGTTTTTCAAGGGTGATGTGTTTGTTTTGCTTGATTGCATTTGTTCGCGCACCAGTGTTAGAGTATGCGAGTTGGATCTTTCCGTCTGACACGGCACGTCTCCTTGTGCATGAAAAGCCCCGGTCGTTACACCGGGGCTTTTTTATTGTTAGCGGCTATCAAGGTAATCCTTGAAGTGTTGAAGATTAGACATGATCTGTTCAACATGAGTGCCGATCTGCGGGTCAGGCTGTTCGTTCACGGTCGCGCCGAGCGTCTCACCAAGTACGACTAAACGATTACCTACCCCTCTCATCTTCTGCGCGTCACCAATGATGATTGCGCCCACCTGACTGTTGATCTGGACAAAACCTGAGTCTCGTTCCCCTGCGTTTCGTATTGCAATCACCGCAGCATCGACCGCAGCCTGAACTTCAGGACTGATAAAATCGGGCATTAGATTCCCCCTGTTTAGACAAAAAAAGAAAGCCCCCGGAGCATATCACTCCGAGGACTCCTTAGCCAGATCACAGTTTCAGTTTGAGTTGCCGGATCTGTGTTTCAATGTTGCCCAGACTTTCAGCAACTTCAGCCTTAACCGGGTCGGACCCGTTAACCGTCATTGTGACAACCTGAACCCCTTCCATCTCACTCAGAGAGTCGGTAATCGCTGCGGTAATCTTTGCCGCGATGTCCTGACCTATCTTTGTGGCTTGTGCAACTGCGTCCATAAGAGTCTCCTTTATGCTGGACTTGTTATTGCTAATCTGACCCGACTTACTGTCGATACAGAAACTTTGAACCTCTTCGCTATATTCTTGTTCAAAGCATTTTTATGCTTCCGAATATAAGAGGCAATCTCTCGACGTTTCTCCTTCGTTACTACGGGTCTCTTGATGCCGGTCACTGTCTTGTTGAAGTTCTTCGCAGTACCTTTCTCGGTGGTGTACGAATAATCCAAGTTGCGTGTCTGACAAGCCTCTTCAAGATCTGCCGCTTCGAGGAGCGTCTTTACTTTAACGGTGAAGGTTATGTGCATTAGGTTTCTGTCTCCTATTTGATTTCCAAGTTGACAGATTAGCTTAGTGGAATTAGGATGTCAACTATTATTTGAAATAACTTATGAAGCAACTGTGACTGCGCAGTGATGTCAAAGGTTAGTTGATATCGTTAGCACCGTATGGTAAGGTGGTCTTTCTAACAACGGAGACACGACCATGAAAATATACAACTGGTTCTCAACAATGGGTAGCCGAGTTGTCCTGCTCTTTAAGACAGGACCAAAGTTCATCACGCTCATCACTATCGAGCCAGACGGTTTGCGTCTGGTAAAGATCCTGAGAGCAGATGAGAAGTTTTTAACTGAAGCCGGGAGCAGCACTAAGAAGGTGTGGAAAGACATCGCTCGTAAACCCGGCACTACGAAGACGGCAAAGCAAGCACTGAAACAATTGCTAGTACAATAACTGTTGACATGGGTCGGGGTTGAAAGTAACATTCAACCCCGACAACAACATCAGGGAGACGTTGTAATGAATGACACATACATAGATACCAGCACGTCGGGGTATCCTGATGCGATGATGAGCCGAGAAGAAATACAGGCTCAACTTGAAAAGTTGAAACGTCTGAGTCACGGACTGAGCTTAATGATTTCGGAACTGAACGGACTCAGTTTGGTACTGCAACAGGCAGGGAGTACACCGGTCGAAGGAGAGACCTTTGATGCCCCCCGGTTAATACGTTTAGAGATGGCACTCGAAGAAGCACTGAAGAACGGACACGATAGTTTCGAGTTCGACGAGATGTTCTTCTTCATTGGTTACGCTCGACACGTCATCGAATACCTACGGCAGAGGTTAGTATGAATATTGAGATCCGCAGGGGAAAATGTCAAAAAACAGTTGACATATTCTCCCCCATCGACTAATATTGCTTCTACAGGGTCGTGGTGACCCTGAAACAAGGAGACACGATATGAAATTGGAAACAAAAAACAGGTTTATCCTCGACAACATCATCAAGATGTTGGAAGAGCAGGGTCCTTCACTTTGGCGTAAGCCGTGGATCTTCTCGGAAGAGGGTGCAGCCCGAAACGGAGAGAGCGGACGTTGCTACTCTGGACTTCTGAACCCTCTCATCATCGCCTGTTCGATGATGGATCGAGGCTTCACCGACCAACGATGGTTACCGAAAGGTGCGATGGGTCGGATGACTGCTCAAATCAATAAAGGCGAAAAGGCTACATGGATTCTACGTCCGGTATTTGCCAGTGTTGATGACAAGGACACCGGAGAGAAGAAGCAGGTCCTAATTAACTTTAGCATCATGCCAATCTGGAACGTCGAGCAACTCACCATTAAGGATGAGAGCAAACTGTTTCGACTGGCTGACATCGAGAAGAGCAACCTGACGATCACGGCAACGTCCGGGAACGCACAGAAGTTCGCTACCGATGTCGGAGCAGCAGTAAGTTACGGAGGACAGAGAGCTTGTTTCATTCCCTCTACCGACCGTATCAACGTACCCGCCGTTGAGTCCTTCAAGAGTGAAGAAGGATTCTGCACCACCCTCGGACACGAGTTAGTTCACTGGGTTGGTGGCTCGAAGCGTAAGAACGAGATCAAGGACGCACGGTTCGGTGACAGTTCATACGCTTATGAAGAGTTGGTCGCTGAATTAGGAAGCGTCTTCCTCTGCGCTAAGTTAGGATGGGATTATGAATCGCTGGAGAATCACAAAAATTATCTGGCATCTTGGCTGAAGAACATTAAAGAACGTCCCGAAGTTCTGTTTGAAGCCGCAAAGATGGCGCAGGGTCGAGTCAACTGGCTTATATCTGCAACATCAACCGAGAAAAAGGAGGCTGCTTAACCGCAGTCTCTTTTCTCTTCAACAACCGGAGTTATATGACAATGACTATTGAAGTAAAATTCGTCGGTGACACTCTCGCTGACGTACAACAGAAGATATCGGATTATCTCGATTATCTCGGGGACGCACCTCGCAGCCCTGTGACAGTCCCTGCGGAAACCCCGGAGACGGCAACTCTGCCTGATGGTAGTCCGATACCGAAACCAAACAAGGGTAAGCGTAAAGGAACCGTGAAACCCGGTAAGCGACCGAAACCCGGTCAGGCTGGAGAGGCTTCCACTGAGGAAAATATTGTCCTGATAGAAGACGTTCGCGAAGCACTCGGTACGCTCGTAAAGGTTGACGGCAACAATGAACGTGTGTTCAAGATCCTCGGCAACTACGGAGTTCAGAAGATCTCTGATCTGAAGGTCGAGGACTACGAAGCGTGCAGAACTGCCGCTGATACTCTACTCTACCACCCATGAACCGACACTCACCCTACGGTCCTAGTGCGGCGGGACGCTGGATATATTGTCCAGCGTCCATTCCGTTCTGCTATGACGTAGAAGACACTCCGTCAATTTATTCGGCAGAGGGTACGGTCGCTCACGGCTTCCTTGAGATGCTGTTGAACGGAGAAGACATCGATGACTATCTCGGTGACACCATGCGGCAGGATGGATTCGACATCAAGGTTACAGAAGAGATGTTCGATGCCGTCCGTCGAGGACATACCGCGATCCTGAAGACTCTCAATCAGGTTGGATACGATCCAATCATTCGTGCTGAGATGACTCTCGATATGGATGGAACTCTTGATGGTCACGGTGAGCCAATTTTTGGTACGACTGACGCAATCATCATTCAACCGTTCGTCTCGCTCGATGTGTTCGACTATAAACACGGTCAAGGTGTTGCGGTCAATGCAGAGAAGAACGAACAGATGATCGAGTATGCGTTCGGTGCATTGGAAAAATACGGATGGGACTTTGAAGTTGTTCGTCTGCATATACTCCAACCAAGAGCGCAGCATCCTGACGGATGGCATCGAGTCTGGGAGACGACTCCTGATGAGATCCATACATGGGTCGGTGTGTTTCAGGAAGCGATTGATGACTCGGTTAGTGATACCCCGACGTTCAATCCCGGAGAGAAACAGTGTATGTGGTGTCCGAAAGGAGGCAACTGCACGAAGAGGTATCAGATGGTTCAGGAAACTGCCGGGTCTGTGTTTGACCCTGAAGATGAACGACATCCGAACGAACTCGATGAGAGTGATCTGTCCACCATACTCGATATGAAAAGTCAGGTACTTGACTTCTTCAAGCAAGCAGGAGGGGAAGCCCTCGGACGTGCTGAGAAGGGAACTGAGATCCCCGGATGGAAGTTGGTCAGAGCAAAAACGAATCGACGCTACATCTGTAAAAAAGAAGCAGTCGTCGCGCTAAAAGAACTCGCTAAGAAGAAGCGAGGTCTGAAGGTCAGTGATGTTGTGGTTCAATCTCCAATATCGTTCACTAATGCTATTAAATTACTCGGCATGGATAATGTCTCTTTCCTGATCGAAAAGCCGCAAGGCAGTTTAGTATTAGCACCACAGGACGATAAAAGGGATGCAGAATCAGTGTTCACAGATATCGAGAGCAAACGTGTTCCGACAGTTGACACTGAAACTTGACTATGACATTATTGAGATGGTCTTGTGGAGTAAGCAGCTTGCGCGCGTTGCCGAGACCGATTGGAGAGAAGATCCACTATATCTCCCGTCACTTAAACTGTGAAACTGAAACAAAGGAAAAATGTTATGTCTGTTAAAATGTTAACCCCCACGTTCCTTGCATCCTATTGCAACATCTGGGAACCTCGTGAAGCCCCTGACGGCAAAATGAAGTACTCATGTTCAATGGTATTCAGCAAGGATGCCGATATCTCTGGACTGCGAAAGGCTGCGGAAACAGCAGCCGAACAGGTCTTCGGGAAGAAGTGGAAAACAATAAAAAACTTCTCCATGCCGTTTCGTGACGGTGACGAAGAGCGCGGTGATGACGCACACTACGAGAACGCTATCTTCATGAATGCCTCCGCTGCGGCTAACCGTCAGCCGGGTATTGTCGATCAAAAGCGTCAGCCTTTGTTCGATCAGGATGATGTGTACTCCGGTTGTATTTGTCGCGCACAGGTGAATTTCTTCGGTTTCGGCTTAGACAAGAAAAAGACCGGAGGAAATCAAGGTGTCGGTGTTGGTCTTAGTAACATTCAACTCATCCGCAAGGGTGAGCGTATCGACGGACGCGACTCTGCGGAGGATGCGTTCGATGATATTGATGACGATATTGATACCAACAATGATCCGTTAAGCTAACCACTAACGGAAGGGGGCAGACGGACCCATTCCCACCGTCTGCCCCCGATCATTTTCATGAATAAATTCCACATCGATTTCGAGACGTATAGCGAAGCAAAACTCACGGGTCCAACCGGGGTTGGTTCACACCGATACGCAGCCGACGAAACCACCGAACTCCTAATCGCTTGTTGGGAAAACCCAGAGGGAGAAAAATTCGTCTGGGACTATCGCATTCCTATCAGCAAACTCGACTATCTCAAGACGATGGTCGAAGATCCTAATCTCACTATGGTTGCGCACAACGCAATGTTCGAGTGGTGCATCATGACATACACACTCGGATGGACTGTGCGTTGTAAGATCAACTGTACACTGGCTCGATGTAATGCACTCTCGATACCTCCTACACTGGAAAAGGCAGCCGAGTA